CGCAACTCGCGATGCGCTCAAGTATCTAAAACCGTTGATTGGGTGCACTCCGCTGTGGTCAAAAGCTATTGCGGGTGTCGAGCCTTTTGGGCCTGACTTTAGTGCGCTAATCCAACCGACGATCGTAGATGCTGACCGTATTACTTTCGTTCCGAAGAACGCCAAGACGAATAGGACTATCACCGTGGCCGCAACTCTGAATATGTTTTTCCAGAAGGCTATCGGTGACGTGATCCGAACTCGTCTGAAGCGCTGCGGGGTTGACCTGAACAGTCAACTCCGAAACCAAACCCTTGCACGTGACGCATCTGTTACGGGACGCTATGCCACAGTCGACTTATCATCGGCTAGTGACACGGTATCCCGCGAACTCGTATGGGACTTGCTTCCATACGATTGGTCACGCGTAATGGACGACGTAAGACATAAGCGCGGTCGCTTGCCCGACGGTCAGACCATCTCTTACGAGAAGTGGTCCGCCATGGGTAACGGCTACACTTTCGAGCTCGAGTCTCTGATCTTCTACGCCCTCGCTGTTGGCGCCTGCCAGCAGGTCGGTGTCGAGATTGAGAGTATCGGCGTCTACGGGGATGATATCATCATACCCGTGGAAGCTTATGAGCTCTTTGTCCGCGTACTCGACTACACAGGCTTTGTCACTAACAAAGACAAGACTTACTCTTCCGGATACTTTAGGGAGAGCTGTGGAGCCGATTGGTTCTTCGGTTGTAATGTTAGACCTATCTTCCTCAAGGAAAGGATCATCGATGTTGGAAGCACTATCAGAGCTGCTAACGCTCTTAGGCGAATTATACAGACTAGTCGAGGCCTTGTTTGCGAACCTTTGATCGGCGCAACGTCTCCGATCAAAGCTAGTAACGCAGCTTACGATTTGTCTGTACGATCCCGCTTCTGGAGTGTTTGGCAGTTCTACGTCAATCGTGTACCGAAGGAGGCCCGTATCTTTATTCCTGAAGGTTATGGTGATCTTGGACTCGTTGGTAATGAGTCCGAATCGTCGACCTTCAAAGTGGATCAAGAGCGCGGTTATCACAGGTACACCTTTCTTGCTTTGCTCCAGGTCGGAGCTAAGTATAGAAACAGTAACGCTTCAGCGACCTTGATACAGTCGCTGAAATCGTCTACTGGTTCTCGTATCGTCACTGACGGCACGGGAACTTTGATTGACAGACTCCTTGTAAAGGGGTCTAAGCTTCTTAAACCTCAGATCGTTCTCGCGTTACAGCGAGAATATAGGTCGACCTCCCCTACGAACGGGTTAAGCTCCGAACGTAGGAGGGTGCATTACGTCAAGAAGCACATCGTGGCCACAGAGTGGCCGGAACTCGAG